GGCATGCTCAAAAGACGATGGGGCACGAAGAACAATTTGTGCTTTACGAGCGGTGTGTCGGCCGAGGACGCAGCGTCGTTTATTTCTGCGGGAGAAGGACCCTGGGTTGAGGATGACCTGGGGAAATTCGACTGCTCGATTCGGAAACCGTGGTGTGAGTACGAGGTTTGGCTGTGTCGGCAGTTTGGAGCGCCCAGAGCAGTGCTCCAGCTGATGCAAGCCAATATCGCGACTCACGGGCGTACTAACCATGGTTGGAGGTACAAGTGTGAAGGAACACGAAAGAGTGGAGATCCGTACACCTCGTTGATGAATTCAATCATTAATGGGCTGTCTCATCTCTTCTTGTATTGTAGATGGACAGGTAAGACAGTACAGGAAGCACAGAAGAGTATCCGGATGTTGTTGCAAGGCGATGACAACTGTTTACGCCACTCCGAAAAATGTGAATTCCCCTGGCAACAGGGCATGGCGGAGCTTGGCTTCGACAGTGAGGCGCTGTATAGACGGCACTTGCACGAGGTCGAGTTCTGCTCTTGTCGCTTGTACGAGACGAATCAGGGGGTGGTTTTTGGCCCGAAGCCAGGTCGGGTACTAGCCAAATTTGGATATATCATAAACCCACCGGTAGGAGTATCGGCTCAGTCAATGATGCGAGGAATCGCTCTAGGACTAGAGAGGGCATGTGAGTTTATCCCCCCCTTGAAAGCTGTGGTGGACAGGACCCTGGAGATTACTGAAGGTCACGAAGCCTGGATAGCTCGTAAGACTTTCACTCCATTTGATGAGGGCCTGAAGATGCGTAGGAAGCATACTGCCGGCGTTGAGGTTATGCAAAATCTCAATGCGCAATATGACTGGGATTACTCGGACCAGAAATTGTTCGAGAAGTCCTTATCCGAGATGCGGTTTGGTACGAAATACCCCGACCTGGCGAAGAAACTTTTCGACCGGGATACAGGGGGACCGCAAAGTATATTTGGTGGATGGACAGCTGACTGTCCGCCTGCCGCCTAAGCGAGTAACCCAGAATAAAACTGGAGATTAAAATTGACTTTGGGGCACAACCCAAGCCTATGTTCATTACAGTTTAATACCACATCTTCCAGTGGGAATACTATGAACTAAGCCGGTGGTCCACTTGCAAATTTTAAAGGAAATGCAAACCCCTAGTTGCGTGCACTCACCTCAGCATTGCTGAGTGTAATGCGGCCCACAAACACTGTTGGCACCAAAGTCGGTCTGTAGTGATCGTATATTCGCCGTCCACTTCGGTCGTAGGCGATTTCTTTGGTGTTCTTGGTGTATGAGCTGGTGGACGGTCACAAGCCCGTTAAACGCAGAGTGCACGTTTGGTTTAACCAACCTTCAAAATGGTTCCGTTTGTGGGGATACGTGATGAATAACCCTCAAAGTACTTGCAAGGAGAGACTGAATTAGTACCCTCTATTGAACCGGTTGTAGATTACCACCCATGAGCCGATTGCCTCTGCGGAAACTCGAAATTGGAACACCACCAACTAGAGTTCGTAGCGCCGCAAGCGAGCAAGCCGATGGAGTGTGTCAAGACGAGAACCGTTGCATCATAGTTAGGAGAAGAGTACGTCCCTTGTGTCCATGCCGCCCATGTCTACTTTTAAT